AATATCAGAGTGGCCGGACAAGTGAACGTCATTGGTAATGTTACAGGGAATTATTTCATAGGTAATGGTGCTTTGTTGACAGGAGTTACGGCAACGTTACCAACCATCGTACCCGCAGACATCCGTGGCAATCTCATCGGTTCTTATGCCAATGTTTCGAACATCATCGCAGTGCAAGGAAACGTTGGAAACACGCGGTTCCTCGGGGGCAACGTAGCAGTCAGCGGGCAAATTAACGCCCTTGGTAACGTCGTAGCCCCCTTCTTCATCGGTAACGGTTCGCAATTAACTGGTATTACGTTCACCTTCCCATCTACAGGAAACACTGACATTTTTGGCAACCTTATCGGTTCTTATGCCAATGTATCAAACATTATCGCCGTGCAAGGAAATGTGGGAAACACGAGGTTCCTCGGGGGTAATGTAGCGGTCAGTGGTCAAATCAACACACTTGGCAATGTCGTAGCACCATTTTTCATCGGAAACGGGTCTCAGCTCACCGGCGTCACGGCAACGTTACCAACCATTGTGACGGCAGACATTCGCGGCAACCTTATCGGTGTTTACGCCAACGTTGCGAACATCATTGCGGTGGAAGGCAATGTTGGAAACACAAGGTTCCTCGGAGGTAACGTCGCAGTCAGTGGTCAGGTGAACGTCCTCGGTAATGTGGTAGCACCTTTCTTTATCGGAAACGGGTCGCAGCTCACCGGTGTAACTGCAACGTTACCAACCATTGTGACGGCAGACATCCGCGGCAATCTGATCGGTGTTTACGCCAACGTTGCGAACATCATTGCGGTGGAAGGCAATGTTGGAAACACAAGGTTCCTAGGAGGCAACGTCGCAGTCAGTGGTCAGGTGAACGTCCTCGGTAATGTCGTAGCACCTTTCTTTATCGGAAACGGGTCGCAGCTCACCGGTGTAACTGCAACGTTACCAACCATTGTGACGGCAGACATCCGCGGCAACCTCATCGGTGTTTACGCCAACGTTGCGAACATCATTGCTGTACAAGGGAACGTGGGAAACACGAGGTTCCTGGGAGGGAACGTAGCGGTCAGCGGGCAAGTAAATGTCTTAGGTAATGTTGTTGCTAATTTCTTCAGCGGGCCGTATATATCGAACACTTTGAATGGAAATGTCACAATAGTGGGGGGTAATGTGGCAGTCAGTGGGCAAATCAGCGCCCTTGGTAACATCGTAGCACCATTCTTCGTTGGAGAAAACCGTGGAAATCTCATCGGTGTTTACGCCAACGTTGCGAACATCATCGCGGTGCAAGGAAATGTAGGAAACACGAGGTTCCTCGGAGGCAACGTCGCAGTCAGTGGGCAAATCAACGCCCTTGGTAACATCGTAGCACCATTCTTCATTGGAGAAAACCGTGGAAATCTCATCGGTATTTATGCCAATGTGTCAAATATCATCGCGGTAGAAGGCAACGTTGGAAACACGAGGTTCCTCGGAGGCAACGTAGCGGTCAGCGGGCAAATCAACGCCCTTGGTAACATCGTAGCACCATTCTTCGTTGGAAACGGGTCGCAGCTCACCGGCGTCACTGCAACGTTACCAACCATTGTGACGGCTGATATCCGTGGAAATCTCATCGGTATTTACGCCAATGTGTCAAATATCATCGCGGTAGAAGGCAACGTTGGAAACACGAGGTTCCTCGGAGGAAATATGGCTGTCAGCGGTCAAATTAATACACTCGGCAACGTCGTAGCGCCGTTTTTCATTGGCAACGGGTCGTTATTGACCGGAATGATAACGACACTTCCTGGAACTGGAAACATTGACATCACAGGTAATCAAATTGGTTCTTACGCGAATGTCACTACCATGATAAGCACCGTGGGGAACATAGGTAACATCCGGATGGTGGGAGGCAACGTTGCTGTCAGCGGACAAATCAACGCCCTAGGAAACGTGGTAGCGCCGTTTTTCATTGGTAACGGTTCGTTATTGACCGGGATGATAATGGCACTTCCTGGAACTGGAAACATTGACATCAGGGGCAACCAGATTGGAGGATATGCGAATGTTGATGCAGCATTTTCAAATACAAGTATAGTAACTTGTTCTGCGAACTCGAACGCATTTACAGTGAGTGTACCAGTAAGTACCGGGTTCAACTCAACGATGATGTATGGATCTACCGCGCGAGGATCTACGGGAAATTATTCGTTTTTCCGTCTTGACAACTCCGTAGGAAGAGTATTGGACATCGATGGTACAGGGGCGATTTCAGCTACAGCTCAGCAAAATACAAACGTCCTTACACTGTTATCTAATGCAGGTGGTTTTACTGGGGCGGTTATTCAGGCTAATGCTAGACGAGGGCCTGGTTTCGGGGAATATTCGTTTATACGTTGTTCTAGTTTTGGCGGAAACGTAGAAGCAGGCAACAGCTCGACCGTTTTAGATGTCAAGAGTACAGGAGCAATTGTTGCTACAACTCCCGTGAACGATAACGTGTTCACAATAAATTCGACAATTGGTTCGTACTCAAATACTCTCGTATACTTATCTTCTGTACGGGGAGCTCTAGATCCGTATTCGTTTATGCGATTAGATGCCGGTGTGGGGACAGGTGGTTTTAGACGAGTTTTTGAAATTAACGGAGCGGGGGGGGTAACAGCTAACACTAATGGCAATCAGAATTGCCTAGATATTACTTCGGGGACGACAACAGGGTTCCTCTCATCTATGATAAACTTGCGGGCAAGTAAATCTGAAAGCACTGATTTTAATTTCATAAACTGCACAGCGGGAACCGGGGCAACGACGCCATTTACAGTGAACGGAAGGGGGGATATAAACACCACGGGAACCATCACGGGAGGAAATACGCTGGCCATTACGTGCCCGTTGAATAATGACGCCGCATACATTCGCGCAACGTCCCTACCATTTTCAGGTAATTTGATAGATATGAGCACCACGAGAGCAGCGGGTCCTGAATTTAACTTCATCAACTGCTTTACCAACGATGCCGGGACACAAGCACCCCAGTTTACCGTGAATGGCAGAGGAGATACGGTGACCAGTATGCTAGTAGCCAACACTGCATTTGATGGTAATATTTTCACGGCACAAGCATTATCCGCAACCTTTAGTAACAATGCAATACAAGCAGTCGTCCCGAGATTATCTAATATTAATTATAACTTCTTTAGCGCGAGAAATACCAATGGGACCTTGTTTAACATTGATGGGACAGGGGCAATAACATCTAGGATGGCGGCGAATAACAGTCTACTGAACTTGAACGCGACGCTAGGTTCATTTGCCAACGTGATGATCGCATCAAACGTGTCCGGGAGGGTTGCTTCAACCGCATTTGATTACATGATATTTGATAGCCCCTCGGGGAGAGCATTACAAATCAATGGGACGGGTTCTATCATTTCCAACGTGGTATTAAGCGCTAATTGCCTATCTATATTCAACACCGCCACGGCGATGACACAAGACGTAATAAGGCTTGCAGTTCCAAGCACCACGGGGAGTGCGGGGTATAACTTCATAAGTTGTAAGAACAACACGGGAAATGTGTTCCGCGTGAACGGGTTGGGAACTACTTTTGGGGTCGGTACATTTAATACATCGGGAGCAGATTATGCGGAAATGTTCGAGTGGGAAGATGGTAATACACTCGACGAAGACCGTAGGGGGACAACTGTCGTGGTCGGAAACATTGGCAAGATCCGTATCACGAGCCAATCGGACAATCCTCTAGATGTCATAGGAGTGGTATCTGTGAACCCGAGTGTATTAGGAGACACCAAGTGGAACGAATGGAGCGGTCGTTTCTTGAGAGACAAATTCGGGGCTAAACTATCCAATACATTATATTTCATCGCAAATGTTTCAAATGAAAACGAAAGGATACGTTGTGGTATAAACGACGTGCCTCCTGTCGGGTACGAAAAAACTATAAGCAGCGAATTCGTCGTTAATCCGCTATATAACCCGAATGATGTATACATATCTAGGGAAACCCGTCTAGAGTGGACTCCCATTGGTCTCATGGGGAAACTCAGAGTGTTACCTGGCCAGATCGTCAACCCTGGGTGGAAACTACTAAGGACAATTAAGCACCCGGACGGGAACACCCTCGAGTACCTCGTCAAATAATTTACTATGGTTTATATATGTTACTATTCGTGAAGCAGGGGTGTCCTTTTTGTAAAAAGGCGCTGGCCGACTTGAGGAAGAGTAAAGTGGCTTTTACAAAGGTCGTGTGTAAGGACCAGGATGACTTGAAAATGAAAATAAAGCAAAAGAAGCTCCGGGTTCCGAGCGTCACGACCTTTCCTCGTGTGTATAAAGGCACCAAGCTCATTGGTGGGTCTGACGACTTAGAAAAATTTCTAAGGTAATACGTTCGTTTTGCCGAAAAATTATGTTAAGTGTATGTATATCCTCAATGGCCCCTGTCAAGAAGACTTACATTCTCGAAAACGAGTCCGGGAAAGCACTTGGCACTTTTACAGGGAGTACTCCAGGGATTGCCGCCAAGAAGGCCGCCACCAAGGGGCACTCTGATATCATCCTGCGGGAAACCGGTGAGCACGATAAGCGCCGGATTTACAAGGGAAAGGTCGAGACTATCTCTCCTCCCAAGCAGGTCATGATTGCCGGCAAGCCCGTGATGATCACCAAGAAGTCCGTCGCCAAGTTCGTGAAGGTGGAAACCAAGAAGGCCGAGTAAATATATAGGACGTTAATCAAACCCAATATACACTACACGAGTATCATGCTTTTCTAATATATCTTTCACGGTCAATACGACGTCTTCGAAACGTTTTTCTCTAATCTTTTTCGAAGTCTTGCTCCATTGGCTCTTTGCGTCTATCGTGGGGTTCACGCGCACCCACGACACTGCTTTATCAGGATACTTCTGGAGTAACTCTGCCGTCACGAGATGCATGCGGTGTTCGTCGCACTCATAATCTCGATGTCTATTCTCATCCACTTCCAAACATACGATGACATCATCTCCTATCACAATACCGTCTAGACGTGCAAACTTCTTAGATGTTTCATTTTGATCAAACGACACTATGAACTCTCGTTGATGAACATCGAGTTTATTCTCGACGTAATCAAAAAACGCTTCTTCGAATCGCTTGTATTGCTTTCGACGGGCATCGTTAGGATCACATGACATGCAATACTCGTGACCTCTAGACACATACGTTCTAACAGCACACTTGATGTTGTATCCAGGACATATCTTGGCCACAACGTTGATCATCTCATCGGTCTTGCACTTCGAACAGCATATACCGACGGTTTTTTCGATCACGTTGAAATACGGTATCTGGCCACATGGGCATTTTTTAGACACGATGTTTATCATGTCATCAGTCTTACACTTCTTACAGCATATGCGTGCTGTTTCTCCTGGCACGTTAAATACTGGTTGTGAACCACATGGACATCTCTTGGACACAATATTTATCATCTCAACTGACTTGCACTTCACGCAGGCCACACCCTTCGTTTGACCAGGCACATTGAACTTTGGAATAGTTCCACACGGACATCTATTGTGAATGACGTCGATCATATCATCGGTCTTGCAAATCTTACAACAAACCGGTTTATTTTCTCTTGGCATATTGTATATAGGTCTTTTCCCACAAATACATTTTTTGAACGGCATTTTATTTTTATGATTATCCTACAATAATAAATTATTTACAAC